AATTGGTCAGCTTCACCATCTTGTGCTGATACTGACACTGAATCAGGTGATCCTTGTTGACCTTTACTGATTGAAACTGTCATTCCTTCAGATACATTTTCTTCACTTTTCACATTGGCTTTGAATTCAGCCTTAGTTTTACCGTATTTCTTTTTGAATTCTGCGTCAGTTAACTCTTTAAAATCCAATGATAGTTCATTCATTCTACCTTCATTAACATTTTCAAGTAAAGAATTTAATTGCTTATCTAATGATTCAAAAGCAAATTCATCTAAAACATTGTTATCACGCATTGTTTGTCCAAATGCTTTGAAAGTGTTACCGGGCGTTGTAATTGCTTGTTGCTTCATGTAAGAAGTCTTATCCATCTCATCTACTTCACCCATGCCTTGCTCGTTAAATATATCTCGGGCGAATGATACTATCCGATCATACATTTCTTCAAACAACATAGGATCAAATACTCCACCGTTTGATTCTACATATTTTTTAACTGCGGCCATTACTCTTGGTTTTCTACTTGGACTCATATAGCGGCGATTATTATCAATCATGTCTTGGATAATATCCATATAATCATCTTCACCAAACATATCTATATCACCTTTACCCATGCCTTCATCCATTACATCATGTGCGCCATAACTAGCCATTGTGCCAACTTCAGGTCCTTGACCCATTTCACCAATTGCAGTGAGACCTAGTATTGGCATTTGACCATAGCACTCATCTAAGCCTTCTTTGAACCCGTCGTGATAGTGTCTTGCTTCTTCCATATCATCGTTTGTGCAATTGTATGGCATTTTTCTTAGTGCATGGCTTTTACCTTGAAGTCTTGCAGCTTGTAAATTATGTTCCATGCCTTCTTTAACTTTCTTTTTATCTTTGACAGCTTTCTTCATTGGCTCTTTCTTATTACCGTCTTTATCTATATCTAGAAAGTCTGGTTTGGCAGATTTCTTAGCAAAAGGATTAACACCTTTCTTAGGTGCGTTCCCTTTCTTCTCATCCTTTTCTATATCTTTGGTAACTTTTTTTCCAATCTTTTCAGCCTTGTCATCTTTCTTGACAAAAGGATTTACACCTTTCTTGCCTTCTAATACACCGCGATTAGCAGTGCTTAGTGGACTTGATTGTGCAAAGTACTGTGGAGCTTCAGCCTCATGCATCTTGCTTAATGTCGTAGCAAGTTGTGCTTGCTTTTCTGTCTTAGCAGGATAATCTTCTTTGTGTGCTAAGACTTTTGCTCTGAATTGAGTAGGAGTCATACCGTGAGATTTTGCTTTTGTGGTGAAGGCGCCCGGATGCTTAATAGCACCCTTGATCCAATTTTCACCATCTTCAGCCATTTGTTGATCAGGCATTAAAGTCAGTTCACCTTTACCAATAGATTGTTTAATCTGTTGTGCTAATTGAGCGTTGTCAACTGTACCTAGTGTCTTATCACCTTGTGCAATAACTTGTGTGTTCTTTTGTGGTTGACCTGCCATTTGTTGCTGTTGTCCGGGCTGTAGTGTTTGTCCGGGCTGCTTAGGCATTTGTGAAGCCGGTTTGATTTCAATTTGATCAGCTTCATTCAATGCTTGGGTTAATTGATCAAAGTATTCTTTCAAACTATGCTTAGTAGTTTTACTTTTATCCCACTTGGGCAACTTAACATCTTTACCTGTTACACCAAATGCTGACCAATCAGGCTTGCTACCTGCAGGGGCTGCTTTTGGAGGACGACCTTTGCCACGCTTCACGGCAGGAGGTGCTTGCTTAACTGGGTTACCGTCAGCATCTTCATCGTCTTTACGACCGTAACCACCTGGGTCAGCAGTGTGAACTTCACCTGTATCAGTAGTAGTTGTGGCTTCTGATAAATTGTCAAACGATTTTAATATATCTCTGAAATCCATTTTATTTTCCTTAACGGTTATATGCTGCGCCAGTCTTTGGCTTTGGTGGCATCTTTATAGTACTCATTGGGCTCTTGTCCCCCATCTTCTTATCATCTAAATATGGCTTGAACGGGTCAAACGCATCTTTTGTTCTTGTCCCTGCATATGGAATATCAATCTTAGACTCTTTAGCTTGATCTTTGATTGATTGTAAATATGAATCCCCGTACGCCTTGCTTGCTGCTTTGGCATCAGGCTGCTCACCCATTTCTTCTTTATCAAGCAATGGGCTATGACTCATTTCATTTTGATATCCCGCCTGTTCACTATCAATACTATCATCAAAAGCAGTTGATATCATACGCACCATGTTAACATTGTATCCGCATAACTGAGCAAGTTGTTGCACCATTGGTTCTGTAGCTGGGTATCTAAACTCAACTTTAATCAATGTAACACTTTCGTTCTCTAAGTTAGGAAAACCATATGGTGATTTCTGTATTGGAGTACTTTTTGGTTCACCAATTTCCACTGGGTCAAACTTTTTTAGATTGTACTTAAACATGTCTATAAAGTTTTTGTCAATGGTGCCGGCAATTTTGATAGTATACTTGTAAGTATGTATACTTTCAACAATGAAATGTTTAAGGCTTCGCATGTTTTTATTCCTGTATATATTATTTATCTTTTTAAGTGGATTTTGCTGCCAACATCTTAAGCAACTCGTTTCTATCAAGTTCTCTACCTTCTCCTATTGGGGTAGCTTCAATTTCCTTGTCCCTACTTGATTCTTTTTGATCCAATTGTGCTTTTTTCAACTGTAAATCAATCATCTTTAACTTCTTATTTAGTTTAGCAGTTTTTGCAGTAATAGCATGACCAAGCATAGTTCCAGCAACATTAAATATCTCACTGGCATATCTGCTATCCACTTGCATCCCAAGATCAATTAAGTCTTTGTAGCTGCTTGTAGCCATCTCAGCTAATGCATCCATCTCATCATCTGCGGCTTCTAATCCACGGACTTGAGGTAATGCTTGTTCTATTTTTGATAGACTATCTAATGCTTCAGTGGTTATTTCCTGTGCATTTTCTGGTGTTGGTTTCGCCAAGGTGTCTATTTCATCTTGCGGCAGTTCAAAAAGTTCTTCTAGTCGTTTCGTCATAGAAAGTATTTAGTTACTTTCGTGACCCATTTCTAAAAAGGTCATCTTCTTTTTTTTACACTACTAGTAGTATTTGCAAAAATTGAATCTTCACTAATGACCCTAAAAACATAACCGTGCTGTTTGCAATATGCAGTAGCGGATAGGAATTTAGCTTGGTTAACTATTGCATGTAATTTATCATGTCTGGTTTTTGCTTCAGTCAATGATGTTTGACTTTTTGGTTTTACTTCAACTATTTCTGCCTTAATTTGATGTGATTTATTTTCATAAACCACAAAAAAATCAGGAATATATTGATGTATTTTTCCATCTAATGGGCTACGATACGGTATTGAAATTGATTCACTTGCCCAATGTGTAATATGTTTATTTTCATCTAAAAACATCATAACCCGCATTTCCCAAGACGATCTGTATTTGGGTTTATGTTTACCTACATACTTTTGTGGATTTCGGCAAGTATAAGTACCCTGAGCATAATTAGCCATACTTATTGCACTATGTTTCGTGCCACTGGTTGATTTGATTTTGGTATGATAGCTATGCCATATAATGAAGTTTTGCTTTTAAAACTATTTAGATAGTAAGCAAGAATTTGATTCATTTCCATTTTCTTTGTACGTTTGATTTGGTCAATTAATTGTAATACAGGTATCTGTGTTTCTTGTGCTATTCTAAATAACACCGCAGTAAAATTAGCTGCAATATTTTTAGAGGCACAAACAGATACAAAATATGAATATACGATATCATATTCTACAGCATTAACAACTGAATTGAACGCATAAAAAGAATCAAAAATTCTAACTGTTTGATCTAAGTTTGTACGATTATCTATAATTTGTGACATTTTTTTACTTTATTGTGGTCCACTCTGACCGGATGTTTGTGAACCCGCGGAAGGATTACCGCCTATCTGTGGAGGTGCAGATAGTGCTCCTGATAATTTTGCTCCAGCAGTTCCAATTCTACTTTGAATAGCACCAAATATAGGAGTTGCTACATTGACATTTCTATTTGGGGTTTGTCCTACTGAATTATTTATACCATTGACAACTTCTGATTTTGCAATATTCACTATGTTTGTATTTTTAAATGTATTATATGCCGTGCCATTCGCCGTGTTAGTTTCTTGTACTATATTTCTATTAGTTTTCAATGTGCCGCCAGCACCGTCAACTAATCCACCTTGACCTAATATCTTTGAATTTGCATCGGGTCTTGCTATAGGGCTTAATCTTCTATCATAAAAAGCTTCCTCACCAAATCCAGTGACGATATTATCGGGGCTCTTACCATCTATTGCACCTTCATTATAAACTACAGTTTCGTAATCCAATGTCATTTGATGTTCCATTGTTCCGTTGCCTTGAGCATAATCATATGTATCATGGCTAAAAGCTGTTATTACAGGATTGATCAATGTATAAGCTACAAAATTATGTTGGTTGAAACCAAACACTGTTATATTTTTAAAGAAAGGTATTTTTTGACCAGTTGGATCGCTAGTACTACCTTGATAACCCCAACTTGCATTCCCAGTAATAGAAGGTTGATATTGTGTTCTGCTATTGTATGTGGCATCAGTTTCACCTGCGAACCCTCCGCCTCCTGTTAATTGTGATATTGGGGTATCTCCTCTTGCTCCGTTAAACACAACTTGTGGTTTTGTTCCATCGGCGTAGTAGTAATTGTAATAACCCTTCCACATTTTTCTAATTGAATTTCCATTATCATCATGGAACGTAATATTAACTGGATCGTATTTGATTTTTGTTTGTATCAATCTTTTACGATTATATTGATTCAATGTTGCTACGTCT